TAGGAATAAACCCTAAACTAAGGCTTTCTTTTTTGCTCAGACTGATAACATATTTAACGTCTTCTAACTTTGCTTCTCTGACAATTGTTGTTTCTATAACGGACATTTCATTAGTTCTCTAACAATTCCATTGGGTCTAATTCTAAAGCTGTTGAAAGTTTTTCTAAAGCTGTTTCAAAATATTTATTGAATTCGTCTTGGGTCATTTTTTCATATGCAGTGCTATCAGCCGTATAATAAACATCACCAGTAAAAGCGTTCAGAGTGGCTTTATAATGCCCGCAGAGCATCTTTAGATCATTATGTAGATGTTCACTGGTAGCCCATTTGTTTGTGGCTTGAACGGCCTTATTTAGTATTTGCCAGTATAGCTTGTGCTGGGGTGGTGATCTTTTCTTTTCTGGTTTGAGCGTAAATATTGAGTTTTCTGAAGTTTCCTCTAATACTTCAGCATCATATTTTGTGACGGGCAAGAGTTGGCCTTGCCCTTTCATCACTTGTATCTTTGGTTTTATTTTACTCAAAACCATACTTTCTTTTGTGAAAGTGGAAATGCAATACTTCCAATTTTAGTTTGAACATCTTCATCTTGCCATCTTGTTTGCTCATCTGAAAAGCGTTTTTCAATCCATTCATTTATACCGACTTTTACTGTAACCCTATAATATTGACCTGACCTGTCCTCACCATTCCTCTTTTTGGCATTGCTAGTTAATTTTGCGCCTTGTGGGTCAGTTTCTACAAGCAACCACTCATCTCCCTTTTGATCTGTGGCTAAATGCAAGGCAACTCTATCACCAACGGCCATTCTAGCCGCTTTAGCAGTCTCAACATTAATTGTGCATGATAGCTGTGGGTTAATTGCGCCGTGTTCACCAGTATAAATTTTTGCAAAACTGTTATTAGAAATCTTTGTGGCTGGCTTTGCTGTTGCTACTTTTTGAAATTGAAACATATTCATCACCTTTCTAAAATGGGATTTCATCATCAATATTGTTTTGATTAGATGTATTGGGTGCTTGATAATTATTTGTTCCTTGCGCTGGCTTTCCACCTACAAGTTCACATTCAGAAACGTTTACATCATGGTATATTTTGCCACCGCTTAAACGGATATTTAATTCACCATCAATATAAACTTTTGTCCCTTTTCTTAAATATGGCAATAAACCATTACCTCTTTTTCCCCAGAGACTGCATCCTATAAACGCAGGGGCTTCATCTTTTTTTCTTCTATTATTAACAGCGACTGTGAATTTGGTAACATTTGAAGTACCAACTTCAGAATTTTCAGCATCTTTGATTAGATTGCCGATTAGGCTTAATTTAAGCATTTAATATTCCTTCTAGTTTACTTAGATATTTTCCCAGATTGCCCGACCTGTTCCTTTTAAGGGTGACAGATCGAACTTCTAGGCCGTATTTAATAATTACTTTCCCACCATTAATTCAGTCTTTCTTTTCTGGTGAGCCTCATGCATTTCATTGTATTGCCATTCAGCAATATCTTTGTTGTGATTTAAAAAGCGCATGAATTTATCTTCATTGTCTGCAAACTTTTGTGAGCTACAGTCTTCATAGAATTGTACCCAAGCTTCACATTTTTGGTCTACATTAGCTACAGTGAAGGGCTTTTCATTGCTATCAATGGCCGCTTTCTTTCTGTCTACACCCACTATTTCATTAGCTGATGCATATTGCCCACCATGTAGGCCAAGTGAAGCCAGAGCGCGTCCAATTGCTGATGTTTCACATACCTCAACTGCTGATGTTTTAGTGATGTATGATGAGCCTCTTATTTCTTCAGCAAGCCCAGAGCCAACTATAAATCCATCGACTGTTCTAATTTCAGCTTTGATGATCACAGCATTACCATCATTTAGAATGATGTTTGTTTCAATGCCCAGATCACCACCAAATTCACGACGAAAAGCTTCAACACGCTTTGCAACTTCAGTGTATTGCTTACCGCCTTTCTGTTTAACGCCATGTGTTTCATTTAATGATGATACTGCATCCATTGCTTTAATAAATTTATCGCTCATCAGAATTCTCCTTTTGTATTCTTTCCCATTCGGTAACAGCATCATCTAAAAATTCTCCGACCAGCCTAACAGCGCCAGCAGGGAATTGTTGCGTTTGATACATTTGTTGAGTAAATTTTGGGTCGGTTTCAGATTTCACAACTAAATTTAATGTATAGTCTGCAATCTTATTGAATAAGTGCTGTCGCACGAAAGCCATAGGTGGTTTTATCATGTTTTTTCTCCATTTGATACACGCACTCTAAACCCACTCAATCAAGTAGTCAATATTTCTATTGCATTTTTTAATGACATCTGGCAGAAACGAAAAAGAGCCAGCGGTTAAAACTGGCTCTTAATATCAAATGAAAGTGTCCAAACACTGGGAAGTAATGTAAACACTGCATACCTTCTGGCATATAATGGACACTAAAACAAGCACATTTTACTACATGTAGTATAAGTGCAGGGAAAGGAACATAATTATGTCACACTTAATGACAGCAAGAGCAATGCAAACAAAAGGTTTAAGAGCAACAACAAAAATAGTTCTTTATTGGTTGGCAGATCATTATAATGGAGAAACTGGCCGTTGTTTCCCTAGTATAAAAAGATTGTCAAAGTTGTCTGAAATGTCTGAACGTTCAGTGCGTTCACAAATTGATGTGCTACAGGCAATGCAATTAGTTGAGATTAAAACCGCATTTAGAAAAGATGGCCAACAAACCAGTAACAATTACATACTATATCTATCTGAAGACATGGCATCTGGGGGGGTGCAAAATTTGCAGGGTGGGGGTGAAAATATTGCAGGGGTAGGTGTGCAAAATCTGCATACCAATAACCTTGTAAGTAATAACCAAGGAAGTAAACCAGTATTAAGATCATGTGAGATTGGTTTTAAAAAGTTTTGGAATGACTATCCAAGAAAAGTTGGTAAGGCAAATGCTCAAAAGGCTTTTGATAAAGCATCACAGGCAGTTGGTGTTGATAAGATACTTGAAGCTGTTAGACCTTTTGCAGATAGTGTAGCAAAAAAAGAAAAGAAATATATACCTCACCCTGCAACATGGCTTACTCAAGGAAGATGGGATGATGAATTGGAAGAAATAGCACCAACATCATCAGCAGATTATTTGGATAGCCTGTTCAAAGGTGGAGTTTTAGGAGTGTCAAAACAATGATGAATTATGAACAAAGAAAAAGAATGATTTCACATTGGCTCTTTGAAACCTTAAAGCGCTATGAAGCACCAGCTCATTTCAATGAAAGCGCAAGCCGTGAAGAAATGATTTTAATGGTGGAAGATATTAATTCTGAAATACCAAGTGTAAATGATGGCATGTGTAAGCTTCTATTGGAAAGAACAGCCCAGCATGTTCGTAAAAACTACACCTCAAGGCGATGGCCAACAATAAATGCATTCATTAAAGGAATAAAAGAACATAGGGAACGCATAATGGATGAGCAAACAAAAGAATTACCAGCTCAAGATTATAGCAATAGCCCATTGTCTTATACTGATAGGATAATGGTACGACGAATAAAAGAAGGTGAAGCAATTCCAGACAGCTACCTTGACCCTACAAGCCGTGGCAGACAACATTTGATAGAACAGGGCGCAGTTCTTGAAGTTGATTTCGAGAAGTATTTTCCACCACAAACAAGAATAGCATGAAAATTGGTATTACAGCATCAGCATTTGACTTGCTTCACTCTGGGCATGTGCTGATGTTGCAAGAGGCCAAGACAGTATGTGATCATTTAATTGCCGCATTACACATTGACCCATCAGTTGAAAATAAAGCTAAAAATAAACCCATTCAAAGCATTGTTGAAAGATATGCACAAATTGATGGAGTTAAATATGTTGATCAAGTCATACCTTATCAAACAGAAAGTGATTTGATTGATATTATACAGCTCTATAGGGCCAACATTCGTATCATCGGTGAGGAATACAGGTATAAAAACTTTACAGGTAGCCGTATGGGTATAGAAACCTATTTTAATGCTAGGAAACATAATTTCTCATCATCAAATTTGCGTGAAAAAGTAGCTAATATTGATATATCTGGAAAACCCAACAATTAAGTGTATAATGAGGGCGTGAACAAAAGGATTAAAACAATGTCAGAAGACATACAGGTAACAGAAGATAAGGGTAAAACAGGGCCTAAAGGGCCTCGTAAAAACCTTGATGACTTTCAATTAATGCAGTTGAAAGAGCTTATTAATATGTTCTGTACTGTTGATGAATGTTGTTCTGTACTCGATATGGGTTCAACAACTTTAGACACAAGATTAAAAGAACATGGATATGCTAATTTTCGGGACTTCCATAAAAAAGAATTCGATATAGGTAAAACAAGCCTAAGACGCGCTCAATGGTCATTAGCTGAAAGTGGTAATGCCACTATGCAAGTATGGCTTGGTAAGCAGTATTTAGGGCAGAAAGACAAAACAGAAATCACTGGTGAAAATGGTGGTTCTTTGTTTGGTAAAATAGAATGTACGTTCCTTGACCCACCAGCAACAGAATAAAGAGCAAAGTTTAAGCTTTCAGTGGCCGCACTGGTCACGTTCCTTGTTTAAAGGCACAAGAGGGCATCCCAGATATAGGGGTGCAAAAGGTGGCAGGGCATCAGGTAAATCTCACTTATTTGCTGAAAAGGTTGTATTTAGGTTATTGGCAGATGCAGACACAAAGGTAATCTGCATTCGGGAAGTGCAGAAATCATTAGAATTCTCTGCAAGGCAGTTATTGGTCGATAAGATTTCAGAGCTTGGTGTTGATCAATACTTTGAAGTACAGGCCAATAGGATAAATTGTAAATTTGGAACTGGTGTTGTTATTTTCCAAGGTATGCAAGATCACACAGCAGATAGTGTAAAATCTCTTGAGGGTTTTGATATTGCGTGGTGTGAAGAGGCTCAGTCTCTATCAAGGCGTTCGCTTGAGTTGCTTGACCCAACATTAAGAAAACTTGGTAGCGAAATGTGGTTCACATGGAATCCATACAAACCTGAAGACCCTGTTGAAGAAATATTTAAAGACAATGAAAATTCTGTTCTTGTTCATGTAAACTATAAAGAAAACCCACATTGCCCTCCAGCAGTTAAAGAAATGGCTGAAAGAATTAGGGGTCAAAACATAAAAAAATATAATCATGTTTGGCTTGGTGATTACTTAACTGAAGTTGAAGGTGCGTTATGGTCTGGTGAATTAATACAGACAACCAGAATAAAAAAAGATGATTTGCCTGATTTATCAAGAATTGTTGTGGCTATTGACCCAGCGGTTACTGGTGGTAAAAATTCAGACGAAACAGGAATTATTGTGGCTGGTAGAGATGCACATAGGCAAGCTTATTATATACTTGAAGATGCAACATTGCGTGGTTCTCCTGAACAGTGGATAAGGCGCGCAATATCAAAATATCACGAATATCAAGCTGATCGAGTTATAGCTGAAGTTAATAATGGTGGTGATTTGGTCGAAAAGTTGATAAAAGATAGTGATAGGAGTGTATCGTATCGTGCGGTGCGTGCTACGCGGGGCAAGATGTTGAGGGCAGAACCAGTTGCGGCACTTTATGAAAGAAATCAAGTTTTTCATGCGGGAAAGTTTCCAGAGCTAGAAGAACAGATGATTTTTTACAACGGAAGTGGTAATGTAAGCCCAGATAGATTGGATGCGTTGGTCTGGGCAATTACAGAATTATCGCAATCTACAGGAAATGCAGTTTGGAGAATTACATAATGGGCATGTTTAACAATATAAGAAATGCGGTTTTTGGGCAAACACTGCAAACAAAGGAAGCCCCAAAGGTTTATTTATCTGGCACAGGTGGATTTACATACACAAGAAAAGATAATTTTAAAGCATATGCAAGAGAAGGTTATCAGCAAAATGCTATAGTGTTCAGGTGCGTTAATGAGATTGCAAATGGTGCGGCTTCAATTAATTTCAAGGTATATCAAGGCGATATGGAGTTAGAACAGCACCCATTAGTTTCCTTACTAAAAAGACCAAACCCCACACAAGCTGGCGTGGAATACTTTCAAAGCTTGTATTCTTACTTGTTATTGTCTGGTAATTCATATGCATTGGCCAGCGCAGTAAACCAAATGCCCAGTGAATTATATCTTTTGCGTCCTGATCGTGTTGAAATTATTCCAAGTGAAACAGCAGTACCAAAGTCATATAAGTATAAAATAAACAATCAAACAGTTTCAAATTATGAGGCTGACCCAATGACAGGTCAGAGTGAAGTTAAGCATTTCAAGATGTGGAATCCTTTAGATGATTATTTAGGACTATCTCCATTAATGGCGGCGGCTGTAGATTTAGATGTTCACAACATGATAGCGACACACAATGTTGGATTGCTAACCAATGGAGCAAGGCCATCAGGTGCTATTGTATTCAAACCAAAAGACGAAATGGGCGCTCGTATAGAACTAACAGATGCACAGCGCAAACAAGTCAGCGATGATTTAGGGCAACGCTTCACAGGCCAAAAGAATGCAGGGCGGCCAATGTTGCTTGAGGGTGATTTCGATTGGAAAGAGATGGGCATGTCTCCAAAAGATATGGACTTTCTACAGCAAAGGCACACAGCGGCTAAAGATATTGCCCTTTGTTTTGGCGTTCCTTCACAGCTTATTGGTATTCCTGACAGTCAAACATATGCAAATGTTCAGGAAGCAAGGTTGGCTTTATATGAGGAAACAATTATTCCTCTAGCTAAACGTGTTGAAAGTGACCTGAATGAGTGGTTAGCGCCCAGCTTTGGCGATAATATTAGAATTGAATATGATGTTGATGGCATCCCAGCTATGACTGAACGCAGAAAGCGCATATATGAAAACGTGGTCGCGGCAGTACGCGAAGGTATTATTAGTCGAAATGAAGCGCGTGAAAGAATTGGCTTAGAGCCTATTAGTGGTGGTGATGAAGTGTTTATTGCGGCAAATCTATTCCCATTAGGTGGTGTTGAGGTTGCACAAGATGAAGGGCTAGAACCTGAAGATGCGGCCAAGCAAGCTTATGGAATAAAATCAGAAGTTCGTAAAGATGTTTTCACAACAGAAGCTGAAGCAGTTGAAAGAGCTGGTGAAATAGGTTGTGTAGGCTCACACAGCCACACAGAAGACGGCCAGATCATTTATATGCCCTGCAACACCCATTCACAGTATGAAGACGCTACAGGTGAGGATTTAAAAGATGTTGAAGGTAAGGCTGAAAGTGATGTTGATACTGTTCCAACATCAGCAATGGCCAGAAATGGGCGCAGAGCATTAGATTTAAGAAAAGAATATGGCCGTGGAATGACCCCAGTGGGAGTAGCTCGTGCAAATCAATTAATTAACAAAGAAAGATTATCACCAAGAACTGTCAGGAGAATGCACAGTTTCTTTAGCCGTCATGAGGTCGATAAAGAGGCAGAAGGTTTTAGACGTGGTGAGGAAGGTTGGCCAAGTGCTGGCTTAATCGCGTGGTTAGGCTGGGGTGGTGATGAAGGTCAGAGCTGGGCAAAGCGTAAAACTGCTGAACTGGATAAAGAAAGATCAAAGTCTGATGATTTCCCAGAAATGATAAGTGATTTAAATATTTTTCAGTCAAAAGCTAATGTATCCGCAAAGATAAAAAAGGCTCTAGCTAATAAAGTTGATGATCATAATGACAAACATGGCGATAAAAAGGGTAAAAAGGTTACACAGCGAATGTTAGAGGCTGTATTTAAGCGTGGTGTGGGCGCTTACACCTCAAACCCACAAAGTGTCAGGCCAAGTGTCACATCGCCTGATCAGTGGGGATTAGGGCGTGTGAATGCATTTTTATCGGCTGTAAGAACTGGAAGGTTTAGAAACGGGTCATTTGATCGTGATCTTTTACCAGAAGGACACCCCATGAAATCTGATAAAGAGAAAAGCATAGCGGCTGAATAAAAAAAGGGGGCTTAATTGCCCCCTATCTTATTTCGGTCTATCGAGTATT